AGTTTGATCAGTTATTATTTTATTTACCACTAGCAGGATCCGCATTTAAAAAAATATATTACGATGCAATGCTAGAAAGAGCAGTTTCTAAATTTGTACCTGCAGAAGATTTAGTGGTTCCGTATTATGCAACGGATTTAAAAGATGCACCAAGAATTACACACGTACTAAAACAATCTGAAAATGATTTGTTAAAAAAGATGGCAGCAGGTTTCTACAAAGAAGTAGACCTAATGAAGCCAGAAAAGAAAGATAACAAGATTCAAGATAAGTATAACGAACTAGAAGGTATTAAACCTGTTGAATCAAAAGATTATATTTATAATATTTTAGAAATGCATGTAGATTTAGATTTATCTGACTACATTGCAGAGAACGATGATGATAAAATCAATATTAAAATACCTTACATAGTAACTATTGAAGAAGGTTCTAGAAAAATTTTAGCTATTTATAGAAACTACAAAGAAGGTGATCCTAAATTTGTTAGAAAAGAATATTTCTCACACTACAAATTTTTACCTGGTTTAGGTTTTTATGGCTTTGGTTTAATTCATATGATCGGTGGCCTGTCACGAACAGCAACTACAGCTCTAAGACAACTACTTGATGCAGGTACTTTATCGAATTTACCTGCTGGATTTAAGTCTAGAGGCATGAGAATTAGAGATGATGACCAACCAATTCAACCTGGAGAGTTCAGAGATGTCGATGCACCAGGCGGAAACATCAGAGATCAGTTTCAATTACTGCCTTTTAAAGAACCAAGCACTACTTTATTCAATCTTTTAGGTTTTTGTGTAGATGCAGGAAGAAGATTTGCATCAATTGCTGACCAACAAGTCGGTGATGGCAACCAACAAGCAGCAGTTGGAACTACAATTGCTCTTTTAGAGCGTGGTTCTAGAGTTATGTCGGCTATTCATAAGCGTTGTTACTACGCAATGAAGCAAGAATTTAGACTATTAGGTCAAATTATAGCTGAATACCTACCACCAGAGTATCCATACGCTGTCTACGGGGCTGAGAGAGTGATTAAAATGGCAGATTTCGACGACCGAGTAGATATTTTACCGGTTGCAGACCCAAATATCTTCTCAATGTCACAAAGAGTGACTCTTGCACAGACACAATTGCAAATTGCACAGTCAAATCCACAACTTCATAACCTACATGAAGCTTATAGACGTGTTTATGAAGCTCTTGGCACTAAAGAAATACCACAAATCTTAAAACCAGAGCAAAAACCGTTCCCAAAAGACCCTGCAATCGAAAATATGGAAGCTTTACAGATGCAACAGCTAGTAGCATTCCCAGATCAAGACCATGATGCTCATATTGCAGCACATTCTGCGTTTATGAGAACTAGAATGGTACAAATTAACCCTATGGTGTATGCAAATTTACAAGGACACATCTCTCAACATGTTTCTATGAAGGCATCTGCTGAAGTTATGGCAATGATGCAACAGGATCCTAATTTAATGGCTATAGCACAACAAAACCCACAACAATTTCAAGCTATGTTCAATTCTGAAGTTGCAAAACGTATTGCACAAATCACTACAGAGTTAGCTCAACAAGAATCTATGGTTGAAAGCCAAAAACAAGACCCAATTGTCATGTTGAAACAAAGAGAACTTGATTTAAGAGCTATGGATTTACAAAGACGTGCTCAAGAGGGTAATATGAAGATAGAACAAAATCAAGATCAGTTTGAAGAAAAATTAGATTTTGATAGATTAAAATTAGAAACACAAGATGAGCAATCTGATAAGAGATTAGAAATTGCTCGCGATAAATTGGAGAAACAAAATGGGAAAAAAACTGGGGCTAGATAAAGCCTACTCAAACTTACTTACAACTGTTAATAAAAACAGTCCAACAAATTTAAATAGAGTTTTCAAAACAATAGGGGTATATCCTAATCTTTCTGGAAAAGGTTTATCAACAAACACTCCTTTAAGTAATCGTCCTACAATAAAAACTAAAGACAGTGGTGTATTAAAAAAGGTTACTCAAAGTATTTTTAAAAGATCTCCGATAGGAAGAATTATAGATGCAGGAGTTAAAATTGGAGCAGGTGTTGGTGCAGGTTACAGTTATGCAAAAGAAAAATTTAAACCTGATAATAAAATGGGTGGTGGCATGGCTAAGAAATATTCTGTAGGTGGTGGTGCTGACACTGGTAAGCGTGGTGAAGCAAAAAGTAAAGCTACCATTCAAAATATGAGATTAGAAAGAGCATTTCCTTTAACAGCAATTCTTGCTTATAAAAGTGGTTTAACTAAAAAAACTAGTCTACCTATCAAAGGTAAACATAATAAAATGGGTGGTGGCATGGCTGAAAACAGAGGCATGGGTCTTCAAGATGAATCTATGAAACCTGGAAAAATTATGAAAGCTAAATATGGTAAAGAAGCTAAAATTAAAAAAGTAATGAAAGAATTTAAAAAAGGCGAACTACATATTGGTAAGTCAAAAAAGAAAGTTAAAAATAAAAAACAAGCAATCGCTATTGCATTATCTGAAGCAAGAAAAGGTAAAGCATAATGGGATATAAAGTTTCTGGCAAAAGATCTGGCCCACCACCTAAACGTGGGCCAAACCCCCACGTACCTCCAATTAAAATGAGATATGGTGGTGGTGCTGATATGGGAGATCCTTCTAAAGCAAAAGAAAGAGCTGCAAGAGGTTATGGTAGTGTAGGACCTGTTCAAAGAGATACTGGACTAGAAAACCAAAGAATAGAAAATATAAAATCACAACCTACTGGATCTTCTTTAAAAGATAAATTTACAGGTACTGCTGATTTAGGAAAAAGTCTTTTGATGTATGGAGCATCAAAAGCATTAAATCTTCCTATGGGTGCTTTGACAGTAGCAAAAAACTTATTTGCACCAAAAGTATCTGATATGACTCTTGGAAAAAATTTAAATGATTATGATCCTATGTTTAATACAGCAAGATATAATACACCACCTATTCAAATTGGTGGAGGAGATAATCAAAGAGGTTTATGTCCTGATGGCACAATGCCTCCTTGCAAAGTAGTAACTGCATTTAAAGGAAAATATTTTGATGAACAAACAACTAATGTAAAAGGTAAGAATAAAACAGGTCCTGTTCCTGGTGGTAATACTCCACAAATACCTACAGAAGAATTTATGAAATATAAAAAATTTAAAAAGAACAAAGTTACTTATGCTTACACAGGTAGAGCAGTTAAACAACCTACTGAAACTAAAAAAGAATTTTCAATGAGACATGAAGAACATACTCCATTCGGAAAACGTGGAGGTGGAATCGCAATTAGAGGAATGAATTTTAAAGGAGTCCTTTAATGTTTCCATGGTCTTTAATAGGCACTGCACTTAAAACAGGAGCTGAAATTTATCAGAACAAGAAAAAATCTGAAATTATTATGTCTGAAGCGGCTATTGTCCATGCTGAAAAGATGAAAAAAGGCGAGATTGAATACAGTGGACAGATTGCAAAAAATCAAAAAGGCGACTGGAAGGACGAATTTGTACTTTTAGTATTGACATCTCCTCTAGCAATTTTATTTTATTCTGTATTTGCTGAAGATGAAGAGATACAAGCAAAGTTAGATTTATATTTTCAAAAATTACAAGAGATGCCTTGGTGGATAGTTTCATTATGGGTTTCAGTTGTTGCAGCAATCTATGGAATTAAAGCAACAGATTTAATTAAGACAAATGGTAAAAAATAATGTGGACATGGTTTAAAAAATTTCTTACTAAAAAACCTAAACATGAGTTTTCAGAAAAACAATTAGATCAAATGAGTAAAGGCGATCGTAAAATATTACAATCACAAGGTAGAATTAAATCTATTTACAAACCATATAATTAGTATATACACTTGGTATGATCCAAGGAGACAGCACAGAATACGAAATTTTAAAAGAAGCTTGTAAATCATTAGATAACGACGATTTATTTACAGCTGAAATTGGAGTTCGACAAGGTAAAGGAACTGAGATAATTTTAAATCAATTAGTATTTAAAAAACATTGGCATATTGGAATTGATCCTTATGGCAATTTAAATTACGAACATTACGATAATTCTGGTTCATATACTTGTGATTATACAAACGACATGAAACTCCAATTAATTAAAGATATTAATTATAAAAACTTTACATTGTTTCCTATGGGTGATGATGAATTTATGAAACGTTTTTATGATGGTGTTCCTATTTACAGAGATAAAAAAGAAATAAGAAACAAATATGACTTAGTTCATTTTGACGGACCCCATAAAACATATGATGTAGTAAAAGAAGCTATGTTTTTTGCAGAAAGATCTCATGCTGGTACGGTGTTCGTTTTTGATGATTATCCTAAATATGATATGGATCTTATATTAAAAGTTATTGTAAATGAGTTTGGTTTTATGCTATTAAAACAAGGTAAAAACAAAATAGCTTTGAAAAGAAATTAATGGATATAGATTATAGAATAGTAAAAAAGTTAGTTGATCAGAGAGTAGAATCTCTAAAAGATACCTTGGTGTACTCCGTTGACAAATTAGAGCAACTTCATTATATTAGAGGACAAATCAAAGGCCTAGAGTCTTTGCTTCAGGATCTTAATGACCTGCAGAAAAAACAGGAGCAACTAAATGACAAAGAACTTAGAGACTTCAAAGGAAGTACCTAAAAAAACAGAAGCATTACTCAATGCTTACAAATCAAGAGAAGAAGTAGAAGAAACCCGACTAGATGCAAAGGCTATTGAAAAAGATGCAAATCTTTTAGATAGATTACCTAGTCCAACTGGTTATCGTATTTTAGTTTTACCATACGCTGGTCCTAAAAAAACTAAAGGCGGAATCTATCTTTCTGACTCTACCCAAGAAACAATACAGATGACTACCGTATGTGCATACGTATTGAAGATGGGTGATCTATGCTACAAAGACAAAGATAAATTTCCTAATGGCCCTTGGTGTCAAAAAGGAGATTGGGTAATCTTTGGTCGTTATGCTGGATCTAGATTTAAAATAGAAGGCGGAGAAGTCCGTATTCTAAACGATGATGAGATAATCGCAAAGATTAATAATCCAGATGATATCTTACATGCATACTAACATACGCAATAAAACAGGAGCTATAAATGGAAGAAGACGTAAAAAGATCACCTGAAGTAGAATTAGATACTGATGGTGTTAATGAACAATCGGTAGAAGTTGAAGAACAGAAAACTCAATCTACTGAACCTGAACTACCTAGAGAAGAAGTTGATTTAGGTTACACTGAACCTAAAAAAGAAGGTATTGAAGGAATCACAGTTGAAACAAAAGAAGAAGAAAAATCAGAAACTAAGGTTGATGATTTATCTGATGTTTCAGAAAAAGTTAAACGAAGAATTGATAAGTTAACTTTTAAAATTAGAGAAGCTGAAAGAAGAGAAAAAGCAGCACTTGATTATGCATCAAGTATCAAAAAAGAATTAGATAATACTAATACTAGATTCTCTAAAACAAACAAAAGTTATATTGAACAATTTTCAGCTAGAGTTACTGCAGAACAAGAGAAAGCAAAAACAGCATTAAGAGATGCGATTGCTGAACAAGATGCAGATAGAATAGCTGAAGCAAATACAAGGATTGCTCAATTAGCTGTTGAGGCTGAAAAAGTTAAACTAACACAGGCAGAGGAAGAAGCTAAAGAAGAAAGAGCTAAAACAAGACCTGTACAAACTCAAGCACCTCAAAATCCTACTTATCCAGAACCTTCTGGAAAAGCTAGAAATTGGGCAGAAAAGAATGAATGGTTTGGTTCGGATAGAATTATGACCAGTGCAGCTTTTCAAACTCATCAAGACCTCATAGAGCAGGGGTTTGACGCAGAGAGTGATGAGTATTATAATGAAATTGATAAAGTTATGAGAGAAAATTTTCCTCATAAATTTAGTCAACCACAGGAGCAAAAGAAACCCGTCCAGACTGTTGCTTCTGCACAAAGAAACCAAAGCGGACGCCGATCAGTGAAA